TGTTATTATATACTGAATGTTTAAATGACCGATTCATATTTAACACAATACGATTCCAGTTTTCTGTGTCTAGTTTGGGTTCAACCCAAGTTTGTAAATTGATGTAAATTGTTTTTAACTCTTTGGAGTCAACAGTACCGAATTGTACCTTACAACTCCTAAAACCCGTTAATTTTACGTTTTTACCTTTTTTCATAAATGTTCTTCATACTAATTGTTTATTTTACTTAATTTTACATAATTTTTAACTATATATCAAATAAAATAAGAATATGTTGATCATTAATGTTAAGTGATGTGACTCCCCTTAAATTGTAGACCTCATCCAACACGGTAGTTCAAATACCAGTCATTTAGTGGTGTGATTCCCCTTAAATTATAGGTCTCATCTAACCAAATCTCTGTAAGTTCCTTAATTTCAGTAAGTTTAAGTCCAAATTTATTTTCTAAAACTGACCAAATATCATCATAATTAATAAAAACGTAGTCATTTTTTCTATCGTAAATCATTAAATTATGACCTTTTTTATAACGATATAACATAAAGGAAGGGTTTTCTTCACTCTGAACAACATCCAAATCATTAAATAAGTTTAAGAAATCCATCGGTTCTTTAATACCAAAAATTTTAAATAAATTATCCAAGGATCTAACAACTCTTACGGTTGATTCAAAATCAACCTTTTTGATTAAACCCTTTAATTTTTCTTTTAAAGAAATATTTTCTTTAATTAACTTGTATTGATTTTCGGTTATTATTATTTTCATAAATTATAAATCTTTATCTAATTCTCGTAGTTTTAGATATGTTATTTTATCAAAATTTTCTGATTGTATTTTTTCTGTCGTCTCAACAATCTTAGTGATAATTTCCGAATCTGTCTCATTAACCTTTAATTCTGTTAATTTTTCAAGAACATTTTCTTTTAAAATTTCATATTTTAATTGTAACTTATCATCAGATTCTTTTAGAATATTTTTAACTTTTAATTGGTCAGATTCACTTAATGTTTTTAAATAATCACCAATTGTTTTATTAGCAATATTAACCAAATCGTTTAATTCTACACTTTCTGATACAACCAACTCTTTTGGTAATTGTTGTAATGTCTCAACGATACTATGTTTAGATTTAATTTTTTCTTCTAAAAGTGTGATATTATCTGAAAATAGATTATCAATATCTGAATAATTATTAGTTACTACAACTGGTTTTAACCACTCGTTCAATTCTAACCAATTTTGTTTTGTAATATTATTTATTGTGTTACTATAAATAATAAGACTTTCATTAATAAAGTTTTCGGCAAGTTGTTTATCTAACCCTTTATTTTGTGACAACTCGTCATATAAATAATAAAGTTTCTTTACATTTTTATCTTTAAGAACTAACTCCTCAAAAACAAAAAGTTGATCTTTAAATTTATTATTTGAATAACTTTCAACAAATAATTTTTCAATTTTACTTTTAATTATACCGAATTTCATTTTAAATAGTTTTAATATAAATATCAACCATTTAGTAATTTGTCCAATTCTTTTTCAATTAATCCTAATGAATTACGTCCTTTAGATAAATCAATGAAATCATCCTCTTCTAAATTACTACTTTCAACTAATATATCATAATTTGATTTCTCAACACTATCCATCAAAGGTGCCTCACCCCCACTTGGTGGCGGTGGTGGCATTTCACCCATTCCTCCTTCTGCTGGTGGCGGTGGTGGCGGATTTCAAGTTTAATATCTTCATCAGAAAATCCAAAGATGTGTTTTTTAGCCCAAGTTGCTGAGGTTGGTTGTAATGTGTTTGGTATTTCAGTAACTAAATCTTTATATAGTAAAACTTTTTCTTTCCATACTGACACCATTAATAAATCCGCTTGTTTTGATGGGTTTGTTAATCCTAATGTGAAGTTATTTAACTCGTCTTCAAATCCTAGTATAAATAAATGGATAATTGCAATTTTATTTAATTCGGCAATCATACTTTTTTGGATTTTATTGATTGTTCTAGCAAATCTAATATCCATTAAAGATAAGTTATCACCACTACCAACAGGTTCTTCAAAACCTAAAAATGCTTTTGGTATTCTTAGTGCTGTAAGTAATTTCTTTTGTATATACTCAATATCCGCGATTTCTGATAGGTTTTGAGCACCAGGTAAGGTTTCAATCGGCATGGTTTGTCCTGGATCTCGTACTGGAATAAAATAATCTTGATCAACCGCCATTTGATTGTATCTCATATCAACATTACCGGTTTTACTATCAACAACTTGGTCTCGTTTGAATTTATTCGCAACACGTTGTACGTAAGGTTCAACGTCCTTATCGTCCATATTTCCAACAAATACTTTAAATACTCTTCGTTCTGGTGCTCGTGACGTTCTGTAAATTAACATCGCGTCTTCCGCTAATACTAACTGTTTCCAAACACGACGTGCTTTCTCTAACATTGATGTACCATAAGGTAATTTTCTATCATCACCAAGTAGTCTAAAATGTGCCATTTCCCACGTATTAAACTCCATATCTTTGGTTTTCCAGACAAACCTTAACCCTTTACTGTTTACATCGGATGGGGTGGGGGAACTAACAACAGCGTTCATTGTTCTTACCGACATTCCTCTCTCTAATCGTTCAATCTCAATATTAGGTAGTTGTAAACAACCAGTAATCCCTTTTTCTTCGTCTAATTTTAGGTATACGAAATTATCGCCATACTTGCATGTGTTTCTAATCCACATTGGTAGATTGATATTAATGTCTAAAATGTTATTAAATAAATCGGCCAAAATTGATTTAATTCTTTTTGATTCAGAATATATCTGTAACACATAACCATCTTGATTTGGTGTTGTTGATTCTTCTGAATAAATGTCTAATGCTGTTCATATTTCCGGAGTAAATTCCATCGATTCGTAATCATAAAAAGCGGCAATTCTATTTGGTTCATAATATATCGCTTGGGCGTATAAGTTGTTTTCTATTTTTTGCCATTGATTACTTAAAAATAAACTTTGTTGATATTCTAATTTTTCTTTATCGTATTGTGCTTTATCTGTTGTTTTTAATAAAACATTTTTATCCAATGTCACTGACGCTTGATCCATACCCAAAAGAGAGTTTGGTCCAAATGTTTTGGACAATTTTTGCCATATCGTTAGATTTTGTTTTTCCATATTATAAGTTTAATAATAGTTTTTTATTAATAAATATTTGAAACATTGGAATAAATAAAAACCGAAGGATTATTCACATCTTTCGGTTTTTGTTGTTTTATAGTTAAATTTAATGTTTTATGGTTAAAATTATATACTAAATTTTCTTACTGCACGAACATAGAAGCCGGAGTTCTTAACGCCGATGCTGGTAACCCCAATGTCGAAGGTGAAGTACCACGCGCGGTTGCTGACGAGCTCCGTACTACTCCAATAAATATTAGTAGAAACTATAGTAGCACCAACAATAGGTCCTAAACTAGAATTACCAGACAAAGTTCTATTTACATTAAATCTATTTTGCCAAAGTAAACTTAATTCATCAATAGCTGGTAGATACCAGACTGTTTGTCCACCATTACTACTTGCATCACACAAAAACGCAGCTCCTGTAGTAGCACCTGACTGTGTTATTATGGCAGTTGTATTAGAAGAGCCATCCCATGTAGTTCCAGCAGTTGACCCAATTACTACATTATCTATGTTTGACCAAACAGATGACGTTGATATATTAGTTATATCAACTACTAAATAATTTTCATTTGCACCATCTTTATATCTATGAAATATTACACCACCTTGTGATGCAACATATTGACCAATTTGATATGTAAACCCACCAGTTGTTCCAGTTACAACCTCACCACTTGAATCCAATCCCAAGTTAATAACTGGTGAACCTGAACCAATTGTATCCAAATTCAATGTACCCCCACTTATTGCGAAATCACCCTGGAATGTTCTTGTCCCACCAGTTGTTTCAGCAACGATTTCCTTTAATTC